AAAGGTGATTTGTTAAATTATTTGAAAGAAGCTTCAGCCCCTGCTGTCGCGCCATCAAAACCAAAAACAAAGCCGGACGTTAAACCATCAACGAGACCAGGGCATCCGGGAAAAAAACCGTTTGAAGGTCCGAACCCAGCACCAAAAGCTAAAAAGAAAGAAACTAAGGAAGCATCTGCTCCGGCAATAGCACCCTCAAAACCCACAACAAAACCAGATATTAAACCATCAACAAGACCTGGACACCCAGGAAAAAAACCTTTTGAAGGTCCGAACCCAGCACCAAAAGCTGTTTCGCCAGAACAAGCGAAGGAAAAAATCATGGATGTAATTTTCGGTCAAATATTAAAATAAAATCAAGATGGCAAAAAAAATTAAAGAACAAATAGAATATGGTAATCGTCCTGAAAGGATGGACCCAGAGTTAGAAAGAAAGTTGGCAAAGGATGATTCATTATATGGACAAAATCCGGCGATGAGAAGAGGGGCTGCTGACGTTCAAAGATTGGTAAGCAGTAGGTTCCAAAAAGTTGCTGAAAAATTAAGTCGTGTTACAGGAATTGAAAACTTGAGCTCACAACAAGTTCAAGCCATGATTTATTCCGAAATGATGCAGAAGCTTCCACGCATTATGTCTATTGAAAGTAGACATAAAGAAGAACTTGAAGAGTTGGCAAAAAGCGCTGCCCTTGAAGAAATGGAAGTTCCAGAAGATTGGTTTGCGATTGAAGCCCAACTTAATCGTGGTGGTATTGATACATCTAATTTTAGAAAGGAAGCAGATAAAGAAGAAAAAAAAGAAAAAAATCAATTAGCATTTCAATCTTTTGATGTTGAGGATTTAACTGATGAGGAAGAATTTGAATTAGAAAAACATAAAAGAAATCTTATAAATGCGATAGTTCAGGGTAGTGCAAAGAAAGGACACTATATGTTCCAAAAACCTGAAATAAAAAGCAAGTTAGACGAAATTGATCCATTTTTATATGATGCGTATCTTGGTATAATGGCAATTAACGATTATCTGTATTTCAGTATGGAACAGATGATTGAGATGATGAGTAAAACTGGTAATGGTGTTGCCGGAAAAGTTCAGTTAGAAGATAATGACGATGATGAAGGAGGTGAAGAGGGTGAAGAAAAACCAGATACAAAAATAGTTGCCCAGGGTTTAATATTTCCAATTTTGTGTCATGAAATACTTAAAGGGATTGAAGAAGCAAAAGGTAGATATGGATTACCACAATCTGCTGAAATGAGACAGAGAGTTATGGGACAGACGGATACTTTATCCAACGAACCTATGCAACTTCGTATCGGTCCAGAAATAGTTGAGAAAATTAGAAATACATTACCAGATGAAATGTTTGAACCCCAAAATAAAGGGTTAATTAACTGGTTCCATATTCAACTTTATCAATTACCAGCAACAGAATTTCTCAAAGTAATTGGAGATGTGGTTTCAACTGACGGTAGCAAAAATCAAAATGCTGCGGATAGGTTTAGAGAAATTATGAAAGAAGCCCAGCAGCTCAAACAGGAATACGAAGAATATCAAGAAGAACAAGGTGAAGACCCAGACGATGATGACAATTTGGATGACTTTTTGAATGATCTGGGCATAATGAGTCCAAATTAAAATGAGTGAATTCAAAAGAACAACTTATTATAGAACTAACGAAGTGCGTAAAGAATACTCCTTACGCACTTCGCACATATTTACAAACCTACGATAATACAGTATCAAAATATGTTCCATTAGATTTATTTCCCGACCAAGTTTCGTTGGTGGAAGATTATGAAGCATATAATGAAAACATCGCCCTCAAATATAGACAAGCGGGAGTATCAACAGTAACCGCAGCGTGGGCATCAAAGAGATTGGTTTTTGCTCCAAAGAACAAACCAGAAAAAATCCTAATTATCGCCAACAAATTGGATACGGCGGTGGAGATGGCAAACAAAGTCAGAACATTCACCGAGCAGTGGCCGTCATGGGTTGGTGTTACATTTTCTCAAGAAAAAAACTCACAAAGACATTTTAAGCTTACGAATAACTGCGAGGTTAAAGCCGTGGCGACATCAAAGGATGCGTTGAGGGGTTATACCCCAACCATACTGGTATTTGATGAAGCGGCGTATATTGAAGCGGATGGTGACTTCTGGGCGGCTTGTATGGCTTCACTTTCCACGGGTGGTAAGGTAATCGTTGTATCCACCCCAAATGGATATGACCCGATATATTATGAAATCTACGACCAAGCATTAAGGAATTTTAATGATTTCAAAATTACGGAAATGTTTTGGTATAGAGACCCTCGTTATACCAAAGACTTATATATGGTTAAAACCAAGGATTTGGTTCATTACCTTCTCAATAAAGAGGAATATAAGAATACCGATATATTAGATTTATCAAGTGAAAACCCATACGAACGCGATCACTCAAAGGTCACTGAACTTATAGGTCAAGGGTATAAGCCATGTTCTTCTTGGTTTGAAGGTATGGTTAAGAAATTGAAATATGACAGACGTAAGGTCGCACAGGAATTGGAATGTAACTTTCTTGGTTCCGGGGATAATGTATTTGACAGCGACCTTATGCAGAATATTGCCAAGAATCAACTCAGGGAACCAACAGCAAAAATGATGGGTGGTTCTTTATGGATATTTAAGGAGCCGGAGAATGGGCACAAGTATGTCATGGGGATTGATGTTTCTCGTGGGGATTCTGAGGACTTCTCATCTATAGAAATTATTGATTTTGATGAGATGGAGCAAGTTTTTGAATATGTTGGCAAGGTTCCGCCAGATGTTCTCGCAGAGATTGCGTATAAATGGGGTAGCATGTATAGCGCATTTTGTGTTATTGACTTAACCGGAGGAATGGGTGTATCAACATCAAGAAAACTCCAAGAAATGAATTATCAATACGGGTTTTATGTGGATGGCGTTGATACGACAAACAAATGGAAATATGACCCAAAGATAAATGAAAAAATCCCCGGGATTAACTTCAACAATAAAAGGGTTCAACTTATAGCATCATTTGAAGAAGCCGTTAGACACGGCTTCAAAATATATTCTTCTCGGTTATATAATGAAATGAATACATTTGTTTATATAAACGGACGACCTGATCACCAGAAAGGACATCACGATGATTGTATCATGGGAACGGCTATGGCAATTTATGTCGCGGAAAAATCATTTCAATCATTAGAAAAGGTCGTTAATCATACAAAAGCCATGCTTAATTCCTGGTCTTCTGTTATGAATGAAAATAAAAATACATCCGAATATTTTAATCCCATGATTCCACAAATGGGACGACAAAATCCAATCAATCAGGGGCCAACAAAACAAGATTATCAAAAATATGGATGGTTATTTGGTGCAAGATAAGTATTTATATTATCAAACATTTAAGTAAGATTATACCATGGCAGAAAATAATTTAACGGTTTGGCAAAGATTATCCAAAACACTAGGTCCTAATTCATTATTAAATCAGGACTATCCAACATTTAAGTTTGACAAAAAGGAATTACTCCGAACTCAAGATAAGCAAGAATACGAAAGAGAAAAGCTCCAAGCTCAACAAACTTTCTATTTAACATCTAACTGGCAAAAGGTTGAAAACAACCTTTATTCCCAAGCAATCTATTATGAACCGAACAGATTGTCGGCTCAATATGATTACGAATCGATGGAGTATACGCCCGAAATATCGGCGGCATTAGACATCTATTCCGAAGAATCAACAACACCAAATGAGGATGGGTTCATTTTACAAATATATTCTGAGTCAAAAAGGATAAAAGCAGTTCTTGCCGATTTATTTAATAATACGTTAGATATTAACACAAACCTACCCATGTGGACAAGAAACACTTGTAAGTATGGGGACAACTTTGTTTATTTGAAATTGGATCCAGAGAAAGGAATTGTGGGTTGTCAGCAATTACCAACGATAGAGATTGAGCGACATGAAATTGGAACTGAAGGTAAAATATCAATTGACATTACAAAAGAACTAGATAAGGATAAAAAAGCGTTACACTTCACTTGGAAAAACAAAAATATGGAGTTCCAATCTTGGGAGATCGCGCATTTCCGTTTATTGGGTGATGATAGAAAATTACCTTATGGAACTTCTATGCTTGAAAAAGCGAGAAGAATTTGGAAACAATTATTGTTGTCTGAGGATGCCATGTTGATTTATAGGACATCAAGGGCTCCAGAACGAAGAATGTTTAAGGTATTTGTGGGTAATATGAATGATGATGATGTTGAAGCATACGTTCAGCGTGTTGCCAACAAGTTTAAACGAGAACAAATTGTTGATAGTAAAAGCGGAAATGTTGATATGAGATTTAACCAGATGGCCGTGGATCAGGATTATTTTATTCCTGTTCGTGACCCAGCTGCTCCGGATCCAATAACAACTTTGCCAGGTGCGACAAACTTGTCCGAGATTGCGGATATTGAATATATTCAGAAAAAATTATTAACAGCTTTGAGAGTTCCAAAAGCATTTTTGGGATTTGAGGAAGTTGTGGGTGATGGAAAAAATTTATCATTACAAGATATACGATTTGCCAGAACAATTAACAGAATCCAAAAAAGCATGATCGCTGAAATGAATAAAATAGCAATCATACATTTGTTTTTGTTGGGATTTGAAGATGAATTGGCAAACTTTACATTAGGATTAACAAATCCATCCAAACAAGCTGATTTATTAATGATTGATGTTTGGAAAGAAAAAGTTGCGCTATATAAAGAACTTGTGATGGATCCGGGTAATGGAATTCAAGCAACATCTTCAACTTGGGCAAAGAAACATATTTTTGGATGGTCAGATGACGAAGTTAAATTAGACTTACAACAACAAAGAATTGAACGAGCCGTAGGTGAAGAATTAAAAGCAACTGCGACAGTAATAACCAAAACAGGAATCTTTGATAATATTGATAAGTTATACGGCTCCACATCAGGAGCAACACCGGCAGCTGGTGCAGAAACTTCACCAGGTGGTGAAGAAATATTTGGCGGCGGTGCGGCACCACTTCCACCACCACCAGGAGGAGGAGGTGAAGAGTTATTGGGTGGAGCACCACCACCACCTCCCGGTCCAGAAGCAGGTGGAGGACCAGAGTTGGCACCAGAACAAAAATTTCCTGACATGAATATTCTTGTTGAGAACAACTTTATTGAGGGGAAAAATATAATTGATTTGAACTCCGGACAACATTCTTTGTCTGAAATTGAAAAAGAACTTGATAAGTTATTAAATTCGTAATATTTATATGTAAAATATAAAAAATGACTTTTGGACAGATAAAATCAATTATAGAAAACAATTTGGTTCAATCTTATAATAATGAGAAAGAATTCAAAAAATTATTGAGAGAGTTTAAGTATTATGTATTGAATGATAAACCATTATCAAAATTATACGCTCTCTACGACCAATTAAGCACTCCGCAAAATTTGACTGAGGAAGAAGCAAAGGATTATTTAAATGAAGGGATTAGTTTGATTCAGGAGGTTGTCTCCGGAATTAAATTACCAAAAACAAATGGTGTTGTATCTAACCAATACAAAAATATTGACGCTTTGGTATATTCTTCATCCATTAATATTAAAGAACGAGTTGAAGCCAAAAAAAGTTTAATTAAAACTTTGATGTCTGAAAATAAAAAATCATCAACTAGTGTAGCACTACCAATAGAAACGATGGTTAAAATTGCCAACTCAACGTTAAATCAATATGTTGGTAATTTGGACGAAAACTCCAAAAAAGAATTTTTGAATTTAATTTCAGAGAACACAGATGTTTTGGAAACCGTATTTGTTGAAAAGAAAGAAGAAGCCCTTTCAAAATTAAATAAGATTTTGAAAAATGAATCTGACATACAGACAAAAGAAAAAATTACCGAAACAATAACAAAAATCGAAAACTCAACATTTGATCACCTTAATCTTGTTAAAATTAAGAACCTGGTTGAATCACTGTGAGTTTTTAACTTTTTGTGTGTAAATGGCTTTTTGTATTTGATTTCTTCTTTCTACTGATTTTTTTTCGTAATGTTTCTTCTGAAAGAGGATTTTATTTTGTTTTGTTTTAATAACTTTGGATTTGAGCGTTTTAAGGGCTCGCTCCAAACTTTCACCATTTTTAATTTCAACTATTAGCATACTTTACAATATTTGTTTTGTTATAGAAATACTTTGACTATTCATTTTTTTATATATATATTTTTACAAAAAATAAACATTTTGTTATAAAAAGTTAATGAAGAAGGGAAAAAGTGTAAAGTTAAATTTGTATAGTTCAATCAAGACATCATATGGGACGGTAGATGCCAAAAATTTTAAGTCCTTGTTTTTGAACATACAATCGTGGGTGAGCCCAAAAAAAGAATATGAAAATTGGAGCCGAGTTGTGAGTAGTTTGAGAAGAGACATGATTTTAATTATAAATGAAAGTTTGGATCAAGAAATTTTTATGAAGGGGATAATTGTGGATTTGGATTTAAGATCGAGCGGAATTATGATGGGCAAGCGGTCCTTTTTTAATTTAGAAGTCACATTATACACAAACAATCCAATAGAATTCAAATCTCACGAAATACGAGAAGCAATTAAAAAAATCATTAAAAACATCTACAAATACAATATTATTCAAAACAAATATTTTGATTTTTCAGCAACTAAAAAAGAATTAATTGATAAAGTTTGAAACTAATATATTTATCTTAAAAAGATTAAATGAAAAATTTACGTATATTAGAAGCAAATGAACAAGGACACGGCATTTTAGTTGAAATGGATGCTGGATATATTTCTCCAAGTTATGAACCAAATGCCAAAGTATTGAAAGAAGCCGCAAATCATGATTATAGAAATCCATTTGAATTTTATGCGGTTCTCCAAAAATATAACACGCCCAATAGGAATGGTAGATTCTATCCTGAAAAAATATTAAAAAGAGAAGCGGAAAACTATAAAAACCTAATCAAGAAAGGATTATCAACATCTGAACTTAACCACCCAGAGTCCTCCTTAATTGATTTGGATAGAGTATCCCATATCATAACCGATATTTGGTGGGATGGTAATGTTCTCATGGGTAAATTAAAATTGCTTACTTCACCCGGCTTCCATGAGCGCGGAATTGTATCCTCAAAGGGAGATGTCGCAGCAAACCTAATGAGACAAGGTGTAACCATGGGTGTATCATCAAGAGGTGTCGGTTCCTTAAAGAAAGTCGGAGAAAGAAATGAAGTTCAAGATGATTTTGAACTTATATGTTTTGACTTGGTTTCATCACCATCAACTCCCGGAGCTTACCTATTTAGCAATCCAGAAGACAGACAAAAGTATGATGAAAACCTGGAAGAAGAAAAAAAATACAAAAACACAAGCACTGATTTTAGTAGCTCTATTGATTTAATGAAAAAATTAAACGACTTTTTGGGAAAATAATTTAATATGGATGAAAAGTATTTTGTAGCAAAAGTAACGTATGATTTACTAGACGACAACACCGGTAAAATTAAAAAAATACGTGAAGAGAAGTTAGTAAAGGGATATTCCGTCACAGATGTGGAAGCCAAAGTCACCGAAAGATATAAAGGGTTTTCACAAGAATGGCGAATAACTGCGGTGTCAGAAAGTAAAATAGATGAAGTTTTTGAATAAAAGGGGTTGATTTCAACCCCTTTTTTTTTATCCCAGATATTTATAAATGAATTAGAAAAATTGTTGCATTTATATAAAATGCGATTTTTTTTCATTTTCATAATATTTATTAGTTAAAATAAATAATTTTAATGCAAGACAACAAAAACTTAGTCGAAGAGGCACTTATTCAAATGCGAAATGTTGAACAAGCAATTGCCGAAAATGCAAAAGGAATACTTCGTTCTACTATGAAGGAAGAAATCTCACAATTAGTAAAAGAATCCCTTACCGAACAGGATGAAGAAGAGATGGGATTTGATGTAGATACTGAAGTTGATATGGATGATGAGGACATGAATATGGACGATGAAGACATGGATATGGATGTAGATAATGTAGAAATGGACTTCGATTCAGTAGATACTGACGAACCAATTGATCTTACTGACGCTTCTGACGAAGAAATTCTTAGAGTGTTCAAATCCATGGGAGAAGATGATGGCATTATAGTTAAAAAGGATGGTGAAGATATTCACTTATCTGACACAGATGCTGACGTTGAGTATTTATTAAAACTTGGCGAATCAACAGAAGAAGAAATGGACGAAGAATACGAAGAAGAAATGGACGAAGAATACGAAGAAGAAATGGACGAAGAATACGAAGAAGAAATGGATGAAGAATACGAAGAAGAAATGGACGAAGAAGATGAGTCTATTGATGATATTATTGACGCTATTTTTTCTGACAAAGGATCATCCGAAATTGACCTCGATTCTGAAGATGAAGAAGTTATGTATGAAATTGAAATGGATGACGAAGAAGAGGAGGATGAAGAAGAATTCGAACTTGATGAGTCATACAGTCCAAAAAAATCTACAATCAAACCAAAAGGAGTTGGTATGGGTTCAGCTAAAAAATTCTCTTACAAAAAACAAACTGGTGGATTTGACGAGAAAAAACCAGAAGCTTTCAAGGGTAAGGTTAAAGCAGTTGGAACCGGTAGTGTTAAAAAAAGTGTTTTTCCAAAAGGAGAGAATACAGATGGTAAACCAAAAATTGTGAAGAAAGAAACAAAAGAAGCATCACGCACATATGGGATGGGATCAAAAGAAGGTAGAGGGTTAAGAAAAGGTATAACACCAAATAGAAATATGACTTTCGAATCCTTAGATAGCGAAGTAAATGTATTAAGAAGTAAGAATGAAGAATACAGAAAAGCACTAAATGTTTTCAGAGAAAAACTAAATGAAGTTGCTGTATTCAATTCTAATCTTGCTTATGCCACTAGATTATTTACTGAGCATTCCACGACAAAAAAAGAAAAAATAAACATTTTGAGAAGGTTCGATAATGTTGATAGTTTGAAGGAATCAAAGAATTTATATAGAGCAATCAAAGACGAACTTACTAAACCTAATGCACAATCAATTACTGAGAATGTTGAAAAGAAATTGATCAAAACAGTATCAACTGGTTCATCAGCATCTTTAATTGAATCTAAGACATACGAAAACCCTCAATTCATGAGGATGAAAGATCTTATGTCGAAGATAGCATAAAAATAATAAAAAACAAAAAACAACAAAAATGGGAGCATTATTAGAATCAGGTCTTGTTGGTAATATCGGGTTGAAACACTTGAAAGTTATCAAAGAAGACACAATTAGCAAATGGGACAAATTGGGATTTCTTGAAGGACTTAAAGGTCATATGAGAGAAAACGTTGCCCAGTTGTATGAAAACCAAGCTTCGTACTTGATTAACGAAGCTGCAACTACATCAGACACAGGATCATTCGAAACTGTTGTATTTCCAATCGTAAGAAGAGTATTCTCTA